ATGATAAGAAAATTAGGGTTAGCAAATAAGCCAGCAAGCTGATTTGCTGTATCAGAAGCTTCCTGCGCCTGCGAAGCGACCTCCTTAGCAATACCCAAGCCTCCGAGCCCTGCCGTGAGTACCGCCGCGTTACCTTGCTTGCTGTCTGCCATTGTTCTTTGAGGGCTAGGCGCGTCAGGCTCAAGGCGGTGTTCTTGTTCATGGTCAAACACCTGTTCGGGGGTGACGGGCGCTGCGCCCGCAGTCCACCATGCGCCCGCCGCCTGGCGACGACGGACGAGCCCCGGCAACACCTTGCCGCCGCCCTTGGTCCATTTCATCAACTCGGAAGGCACCGCGTCAAGATTACCTGAGTTTATCTTTTTCAGCATTGTCGAAGATTTGAGGTTGCCGACGCCCGCGTTGTAGGCGAAGTCTGTGAGGACATCGAACTGGTTCTGGGTCAGTTTGACCTTGACTAGGTCCATCACGGCGATCTCGTACTTGACGATGTCGCGCTTGAGGATGTCTTCGGCCTGCGCCTGCGTGATGGTCATGCCGTCGTTGACCATAGGAGCGCCCGCAGCCGACGTGTGACCGTAGCCAATGGTGCAGACGTTGGCAGGGCAACGGTACGCCTTCAGCTTGCAGCCTTCGAACTTCTTGAGAAGGGCGTCAAGACCGCCTTGGCTCATGTGCATGGTTATTTTCCCTTCTCTAAAAGAGTGACACGCTTATCCAGCGCCGCGATCATCTGTGCTGTGTCAAACCGGATGGCGGCGCGGGCAGCAGCGGCGTCGGCCACCATGTCCATGCGGCTCTTCTCAATGGCGGACATCGAACGCTCGCGGTCGAGCGTCATGGCGGCACGGGCCAAGGCGCTTTCCTTCTCGACCTTGCTGATCTGATCGCTCAAATGCTCGCGGATCTGCGCCATGTCGATGGTGGTGCCTTGGGGCGGGATGGCCTTGTTGTCGGCGTTGACGACGACAGCCACCTTGGACTTTAGTTGAATGATCTCGTTGTTGGCAGCAGAAAGCGCGCTCATGAGATAGACAACGCAAGAGAACAGGATCGGGATACCGGCAAAGGTAATCTTCTCGACCAACGCGCCCTTGCTGGCGCTCGCCGCCATCTCGATAGCGAACTTTTCCTGTTTCTCTTCGGTCGTGCTCATTTATCCGCCTTTGCATCCAGCTTGTCATAGATGCGCTTGAACATGTCTTCGATGTGGTCCATGCGCTTGTCCAAGTCGAACCGACTGACGTAGTTCTTGGGTAGGTCTATCTCCAGACTATGAAGGTCTGATCTCAGCTCCTTGACCGCGCCCCATACCTCCCGCGCAAACCAACCGCCCATCGCGATGGCGACCGTGGACGCGATATTCATAAGTGTCTGCGTGTCCATCAGGGGGCCTGCCGGGGTGCAAGTTCATTTGAGACGGACGCGGCGGGGCGCGTTATAAGATTGTTGGAAATTGCCCGCGCCGCCTTCTGCGCGGCCTCGCCGCGCTTCTTCATCTTTATAGCCTCCCCCAACGCCGCCGCGTACCGTTGCGGATTGTAGTACATGGTGTTAACCGCTTCGGCGGCTACGCGGGCCTCCATTACATTCTTGGCTTTGCCCACAAGCACTTTAGCCCATGACAAAGGGTGTAACCCCGAAACGCTTGTTAAAAGAGCCCCAAAAGTTGCAGTGCTAGGCTTAGCCGCAACTCTTGCATCGCCGCCCGCTGCGGCAGTTTTTCTAACTTGTTCAAGCCGAGCTATGTCGTTCGCAGCAACATTTAGATTGGCAAGTTGAGGCGCTGAGAATTGTTTTGCCAATACCTTGGGGTCGTACAGCCCTTCGCGGGGCACCGCCCCTTGTAGTTCATCCAACCGTTTCTGCACCTGCGCCGCATTAAGCAGCAGGGTATGCTCTGCTTGACCATTATGACCTATGGCTTGTCGAATGGTGTTTTGCTTTTCGGTCAAGAATTTGATAGCTGCGTCAGGATTGCCCGCTTTCATTGCGTCAAGCGCAATATCTTTAATGTTATTTACCAAACCAGCGCGTTGTTTCGCGTTCAGTTGTCCAAGCAAAGTCCCCATGTCACGCGGGCTTGCTAACGCTACATTCACCATTTCTTCTGGAGAACGCGCGTTTCGCAATGTTGCGGTGCTGCTCTCAAACGCTTGACGCTGTTGCGCGGTTCTGTCCGCAAGCGCCTGGCGTTGGCGAACATTACTGGCCGCTTGTTCTGTAATGGCGGTAAGCTCGTCCGTAACTTGTACGCCACTAGATTCCAAATTATCCAACTGCCTGCGATGGGCGCGCAAGAACGCAGTTGCTTTATCAACATCCACAAGCCCATCCGCCCCCACGGCGGCTTTGCGAAACAATCCCTTAACGCCTTCGGTCATTATTCTAGCCGCATCTGGATCATTTCGATAAGTTGTAACGAACTGTTGCGATGGCGTTTCAGATTTAAGGAATTCTGCCGCAACGTCTTCAGGTAGCACCCCCGGCATGTTGTATTTGTCGCGGGTCAACATTTTTGCGGTTACGCCAGTTCCCGTGCGCTCAGTTACTTCTGAAACGTGCAGCCCCCGCGCTTCATCAAACAATTCACGCGTTCGGGGAGACACAGGGCTAAGTCTGAACGCTTCGTCTAATTCGGCCATAACTTGGCCTATATTACGCGCGCCTGTGTAATTTTGCGCCGCACGCGCTTCGCTTCGATCTTGTGCAAGACCTCGGCGGACATCCATAAATTCACCAGTCGTGACCGTGGACGGTTGCGGTATTGGAGCGCCGGTTCTGCCGGGCAAGCCAGGTATAATTGACGGTATGGCTTCGCCCGGCAAAGGAAGATTGTTAAATCGCTCCATCGCGCGGATGCCTTCAGGCGCAGCACTAGCGTCCATAAGCCCCGCCGCAGACCCACGCACCCCCTGCGCGGCTTCTAACGCGCGGTCTATATTAATAGGAACGTCGCCGCCTTCCGCGACTACACGAGCGTATGCAGGACGCACAATATCTTGCCGCGATTGGGCTGCAATCGCCTCCGCTATTTCCGTTAACCGCGCCCCTACGGCTTGCGGGCTAGGGTCGGGAAGCTGCCTTCCAATACTTTGCCCCGCGCCTTGCAACCGGGCTTCTTCCGCTGCCGCCCGCTGCGCTTGTGCCGCTTGCTCCGCAACCACCTGCGCTTCCAGAGCCGCTTGCACCGCAGCAGGATCACCGCGCATCTCAGGCGTTATCTCGCGGGTCGCCAACCGCAATTGGTTTTCAACGTTGCCCAAGTTACCTTGAATAGCCGCCACGCGCTGTTGCTGCGCAAGTTGCGCTTGCGGTGCGGTCGCGCCTTCCGCCAAGGAAGCTTCCATTGCCGCAACGCGAGGATCTGCAACGTTGCCCGCAGCCAACGTTTCCGCAACCGTTTTTTGACCGCTGGATGTTGGCACGCCTTCGCCATGACGAAAACCGGCAAGCGTTCCTTCTAGATCTTTGGTTCCTTTTACCATGCGGTTAGCGGCGGTAAGCGCGGGCGCAAGAGCATAGTTAACGGCATCCCGCAGCGAATTGTAGGTTTTTCCTCCAAGGGTCACCGCGCCGCTGAGCATCGGCGTAAGGGGGTCAACGGCCAACTGTGTAGCGCGCAAAGCCGTTGCCGTCTTAGGGTAGTTGGCAGCAGCCGCCGCCTCCTTTACCGCGCCTATGCGCCCGGCAATGCCAGGTGTAAGAAGCCCTACAACGCCCGTACCCAACGCCCGCCCTCCGGTTTCGTAAGGGGATGCCGAAGGGCCGAACATGTATTCGGCAATATCATGCGAGGTTGGCAAAAGCGTTTTTTTACGAAACAAGTTTTCAACGTCGCCTATGGTGCCCGGCACTCCGCTAATGACGCCTTTAGGCACGCCTACCGCAACGCCTTTCCATTGCTGGCCTAGCTCTTCCATTGTGGGGATAGGCCCAACATCTGCTTCTGGTTGATTTTTAAGCACACCCTTGCGGCGCGGGCGTTCCGGCGCAGCCGCAGTCGTTGCAAGCGCAGCAGGTTCGCCCGCAACGCCGCGCGATTCAGGTTCTGACGCAGTTGTTGACAAATGTTGCAAAATTTCGGCGTCGCTGTAGCCCGCTTTTTTAGCGCCAGCAACGTCAAAGTTCGACTGTTTTGCCAAATGGTCTACTATTTCGGGCTCGCTGTACCCGGCTTTGCGCGCGCCTTCTACGTCGAAGCCCATGATTAATTCCTATAAAAAGAGCCTAACGGGGGTTTATTAGGTTTGTCAGGATTATCTGCGTTGCTACCTGTAGGCATTTTGTTTTTTGGGTGAAATTGTGTTTCGCCCCATGTCATGTCGTACACTTTTTCCGAACTTTTCTTAATTCGGTCCAAACGTGCAATAACATTTCTCATAACATTTCGGGCGTTTTCCTCCGTCATCCACCCATCCAAAGACGCCATTTCAGCTTCTACGATAGGCCATTCTTTTTCGGTCATAGCGCCAATAGACCCACCGGCGCGCATCATTTCAAGCCCCGCCGACTTCATGTTGGATTTAAACGTATTCAGCATACCTTTAAAATCCGCAGCTTTTCCCGGCATCCGACTTGCCAAGGTAGTACCCGCCCCGCCAAAATTTGCTTGAAATCCTTCTTTATTTTCGTCGCTTAACATTTTCTTAATGTTGACAATTGCTTCATCTGATTTTTCTTTTAAGCCGTTTAACGCGGTTACGTCTTCAGCGTGACTTTGAGACCGCGTAATGAACGCAGCAGTACCTGGGACAACATCAACGCGGCCCGCTTCTTTATTCCATACTTCGCCTTTCTGAAGAGAAACAGTCGGCGGCATTTCCTTCGCCCCCTGCGCGGGTGTAAGCGTCTTTTGAATTTCATATAAAGATTGCCCGGCGGTGGGGCTGTCAGGGTTTTCGTCAATGTATTTGAATGAACCACCAACATCTCTTGCAACCATCTTAGGCGCAGTTGCAGCTTTTTTATCTGCCTCTGCTTTTGTCGCGGCCTCGTAAATTACTTTGCCGTCTACTTTACTGTGCGACAATTGCCATTGTTTAGGATTGGCAACAAACTCGCGTTGGCTGTCGGCTATGGCTTGCTCAAGAGGTTTAATTTTAGCAGCTTGCGGACCTAGAACAGGATCGTTGTAAAGCATCTGCGTGTACGCAGCGACATCCGCCGGGCTTTGCACGCGGTTGGTCAAAGCCTGCAAGGGCGCATACGCCGCGTCAATCTGTTTTACGTTATTCTCGTAATCTTTGCCCCGCGTTTCCGTATGGCTTTTAGCAAGATCCTGCATCTTTTTGGCTTCTTCGATATGCCCACCTCTTACCAATTCGGTTATAATACCAGCGTAGTTGGGCGTACCCGGCGCGGGCGCAGCAACAGGGGCTGCGGCGGGCGCAGGAACAGACGTGTATTTGCCAGCGTCAGCGCCAAAACCCATTTGGGGCATAGGGGCTTCAGTAGGCGCTGCGGCAGCAGCAGGGGCCAGATTATTAACGCCCGCGCCGTATATCCGTGCCAATTCGGCTTTTGTCTTTGCGTCTTCCGCACGTTTTGTCGCAGCGTCGCCGCGCGCCCGCTGGTATTCTTGCATTTTCATTTGGTTTAGCTGCTGGTTCTGTTGGAGACCTTGCAACTTCATCAAATCCGTCAGCATGTTTACGGGACCGCCAACTTGCGCGGCGGGTGCGTTAAACTGCGGGAGGGCTATGTTGTAATCCATAGGCATGGTTATCTTCCTGTGCCGAATGGGTTGTTAAGCAAGGATTGCGCGGTAGGACTCAAACCTTGGCTATTAAGCGCGGTAAGGAGATTGTTCTGGTATGACGTATTATTTGCCCTATCCACCATGCCCGTGTACTGGTTGCCGAGGTTGCCAATGGTTTGATTTATAGCGTTGCCCCCCGCAATATAGCCGCCCGCCGCAGCAGCACCTGCATCAGTAGCCGTCTTGCCAAGGTTGGCCCCAAGGTTCGAATAGGTGGTTCCAAGGTTTGAACCCAGATTACTCGCCGCCGCAGCCGAATTTGCGGCAGACGCTTGACCACCGGTATAGAGCTTGTACAGAGGATCAAGCTGATTGCTACGGTTGGTCTGAAACGTGCTAAGCGCACGGTTGTACGCATTGTTATACTCGTTGGACCCAAAATTCTGGCCGTACTCGGTAGCGCCTTTGATGTTCGCGCCGGAGATCCCCATACCTCTAGCGGCGGCGCTGCGGTTGAGCGCGTCCATGCCCGATTTAAGGCGAAACTGATAACCAGGATCGCCGGTAAACTCCGGCATACTAAAATCTTGAGCGTACTTGCCATAGTTTGCGCCGGTAGTGTCGCCACCAAGCCCAAACAACTGCATAAGTTGGTTCTGTGCGGTGACGCCACCTTCGCGGTAGGGTTGCAAGTCCGTTCGACCAATGTCAAACATCTCCCGCTGCGCGGCGATGCTCTTGTCCGCCATTTCTTTTTGAACGGCGGCGCTCTGAGCAGCGGCTTCGCGCTGGGCGTTGGCGGCGTTCTGAGACCCCATATACGACAGACCGCCGCCAATGACGGTGCCTGCGGCCATAACTGCTGCGCCTATACCAAAAGTCATGGTGCAATCCTCTGTAAGGCTTCAACAGACGCGATCAGACCCATATCGCTGTAGTCGGGGGCGATCAATTCGTCTTCCATCTTATCAAGGTTTTCTTCGCCTGTAAATTTGGTCTGATGAACCGTCACCCAAATGGTGTCTTCCTCGGCATAGACCGCTCGTTTCAACCCCACTTCAGACACAAACACACATGGCGCGGTCAAGAATTTGGTGCCAAACTCAGTTGCAACAGACACCCGACCCTGCATGATGAAGTTCAAATGCTGGTGCCGGTGGATCTTGCCGATGATGAGCGTCCCCTTGGGGATGAACATCTGTCTGGCGTAGGTGCCAGCGCCGTATTCCTCATGGATGGGCGTGTAAGTGTGCATCAAAGTGCAGGATGGCAGCGCGTCAGACAGCTTTCCATCCGCGATGTTTGTCATCATCACGTCCTGCGCGTTCAGGATCTTCTCCCGAAACGCGACCTTGTCCAGCGTGTTGGCTTCAGCAGGCAGCATACGTCACCTCAAGACAGTTGTTTGATGAACGACGGCAGCACCTCGGCCTGCGCCCGCACCATCTCGTTTCGGAAGCTCTCAGTCGCCGCAGCGCCCTGCCGCGCCTCCTTGGCAACCTCGATCTGAAGCATGGGCATGGCCGAGATGGCGCACATCCACTCGTCAATCTCCGCGCCGGTCTGCGGGTGCGTACCACGCAACTGCGTGAACCAGGCGCATTGGAGCTGGACGCACTCCTTTTTGATCAGCGGGCAAAAAGATCCGTTCTTGAGTTGCATCGTCAATCCTTGGTTGCGATGATGACATCAACGTACTGGACGGCAAAGTCCATCGCCGTGCCGCTACCGGTAGACGCGGTTGTGAACGTATGGGTATGGGTGGCGTTAAGAGTGATGGTTGTAGGATTAGATCCTGCTCCACCATCAGCGGCGGCTTGACCAGTAGTTCCCGTAGAAGAAAAAATACCAGTTATGCTCTGTATCGACGCTCTATTGCCTTGCTGCACTAAATTACCAGTTAAGCTGGTTGAATCAGTTGTGCCAGTATGCGTATGGCTGGGCATGTTGGCCGTGGTAATCGTCCGCGACGTGAACACGGACGTAAACCCGGTTGTACCGCCGCTGCTGGCGCTACCAGACACTACGCGCAGTGCCTTGTTGTCGTGCGTGGTGGACTTGGTCCAACCGGTAGGCGCGGAGGTCTGCACAAACAGCATTGCGGTGCCAGTGGGCAGATACGCCCACGCCCCGGTAAAGACGCCAGGCGAAGCAATTTCCAGCGCCGATGACGGCGTAGCCGTGCCGATGCCGACGTTGCCAGAATTGTCAACGATGAATGGCGTTACGTCAGGGTCAGCGGAGTCCTGCACTCTAAGCGCCGCGCCCGTGCCAGTCTGCGTAATCTGAAGCGCAGGGGAGGACGTGTTGGAGTCGATGGTGACGTTACCGGACAACACGGGCGATACCGCCGCCGTGGGGGCCGAAATGTTATCCACCGTCCAAATCAGCGCGCCGTCAGCGTCCTTCAGCACAAACTTGTAGATTGCGCCGCCCAGCCAAACATTGGCCTCGCCGCGAGAGTCCAAGATGATTGGGTTGGTGTTGGCGGTCGCCGCAGTCGAGTCCGTGTAAGTTGCCTGCAACGTCGTCGTACCGGCGATGTAAGTGTACAACTGCCCGCCAACCAGCGGTTCGCCTGCTGCGTCAACAAAAGCTGTCTTGGGGGATGGAGTGAGAACAGCCATTATTCACCTATATTTGCAGCTACGGTCAAGATGACCGATGGGATGGCCGGTACAGGCGCAGCAGCCGCCGCAGCGGCTATTTGAACGTTTGTGTCGGAAGTAGACCACATTAACCGGAAATAGTCACCTGCGCTCATGCGAATGACAAAGTTCCACGCGGCAACCAACGCGGTCCCACTTCCGGTCAAAGTTAATTTGGTGGCACTTTGCGCTACTGACGTGCCGTTCACGTCCGCCCAAATGTACACGTTTTTAGTTGACGCGCTTGTGCTGACCAGTTGTAGCGAGAACTGGATGTTGTACGAACCCGTGCGGTCCACATAAATCCGCGACGTTGGCGTCCCGATGCTAACGCCTTGGGCCAAGCTGGTGTTGTTAAGCGTAATGGCGTAGGCCGTGTTGATGGCGGCGGCGGTCTGCGTGGTGGTGTCGTAGAACGCCCCGCTGCGAAGCGATCCGCTGCCGAGAATGGCGTAAAGGTTATAAAAATACCGATACCACCCCCGCGTGACGTAGTTCGTCATTGCGTCCCAAATGGCGACACGCGGAGCCGGTATCTGCGTGATATTATCAGGCATTGGTTGGGCTCACGATCAGTTCCGCGCCCATGATGGCGATCTTAACCGGATCAGTTCCAGATACCTCGTACACGCGGTCACGGAGTTTCAAGGTCATGCCAAGCCTGCGCCACAAGACGCGCCTCCCGGTCTCACCAAGTTTGCCCATCGACCGCCAATGCTCGTTGGACCAGGTATGCCCGCCGTCATCTGACCAGCGCAACATAACCTGCGGATCGGAACCTTGCACAATGATTTCGTTTGTGGTTTCTTCCGATTCGCCGCTGATCGCGCCAGCGGACGCGGCGTCAGACGAGATGCTGCTGAGATAGGTTGTAGTTGCAGGCGTTGCGCCGTCCAAACCCACGCCTACCTCGCAATCAAGTTGCAAACTGTGTTGCGTCGTGCGGCGCAGATTGTTGGTGCCGGTGGGCAACGCCCGCCACGAACGCAGCCATTTTTGAACCGCGCCTGCCTCGGTGTAGGTGTTGAGATCGTAGGAATAGATGTCGCCGGTCAGGTAATCGCCGATAACGATTTTACCATTGAACGCCATCTGGCAGTTGCCGCGATGCCGGGTGTACTGGTTGTTCAGCCAACCGGCGCGTTGGTGCCACGCTTGGGTTGCCACGTCGTAGACCCAAGTGATGTCGGCGCTGGGGAAGTTCAGCACGTAAAACGAATGACCATCCTGTTGGTAGGTGTAGGCCACAGCGTCCGTGATGTCGGCGTATTGCTGGATCTGCCATTCGACGGAGTGCGTGGAGATGCGGACGCCAGCGTAACCGTTGGAGCGAAACACCATACCGCGCCCGCGAGCGTCTGAACTGAGCCAGAACACGCCGTTATCGAGCTTGGCGACGGAAAACGGCGCAGCGCAACCGATTTCAATAAACGCGCCTTGGATGCGCGACAACGGAAAGTCGGGCAGACCGGCGTCGTACCAAACTTCAATAGATGACTGCCCAAACAGCCAGATCTCGCGGTGGTCTACGATCAAGGACACCAGATTGTCGGGCGAGCCTTCGGCGCTGGCAAAGTCAAGCGGATCGACGGACGTACCGTCGTACAGCGATGTAACCCAGAACTTCTGGCTGTTAGGCTGGTTGTAAACGAAGTACCCGTCGATAAACCCAACCGTTACCGCACCCGCAAAGTCAACGTCCGTGATCTGCGCGAACACGTCCGTACTGGAGTTGTAAATGTAGCCAGTAGCGCCCGCTGCAATGAACATTTGGGTGCCGTTGTCCACCATCGATACTTGGCCGGTGCCGGTCACGGTGCCTTTGGCAACTGCGTTAAAATTGCTGTCGAGCTTGTACAACGTAGTACCCGACACGGCGTAACCGTAATTGCCAAACTGCCAAAGCCCGCGCACGGGGCCAGCGCCCAGCGAAGCCAAGAAATTTAACCCAGGCGCGCGCTGAAGAAACGCAGGTTCTTTTCCTGCTTCCGGCACAACCTCGGGAAACATGTTGATCATCTGGTTGTCCGCAGCGTTGACGCTGCGAGCCACATACGCGGAGCCAAGGATCGGGCTCTTCATTAGAAGTTACCTGCAAAGATGTTGAACCGCTGGCGGGTGCTGACGATGGCGTAGGGGATCGACATGATGTCGTCGGGATTGTTGATGCGCTTGAGATTGCGCTTGGAATACATTGCAATCCGGCTGACTGTTGCAGATGGGTCTACGCCAAACTCAGGGGCCAATTCGCAAGCCAGATTGTACCGAAACGCTCGCAGGTAGCCCGGCGGGAAGTACAACGGCGTTGCAATGGTGGCGGGCTGGGTCAACTGCGCCGCCGATATGAAATGCCATTCCAGTACCTTGGTGGGCACCGGGTAAACGTGCATGTCGATGTTCGGGTAATTGGTGTTAATCCACATTACCTGTGGAAAAGTACTGGTTACGTTTTTGACCGCAATACCATCGTACTGCTGTTGGTTGATCAGCTTAATGCCGTAGGAAATGCCGGTCGAGGCGTCCACAAAATACGTTGCATCGTCCATGAGGACGGGACGGTCACCAACGAAGTCACCGGAAGGGCCAAGGGTGCGGCTGACAAAACCAGGCAACCACGAAAACACCTGTTCTTGCGTAGTAAACGTTGAGAGTTTTTCGGTTCCCCAAGAGTCAATCATCTGATTGAGCGCGAACAACGCGTCCTGAGACGTAGCCGCAGAGGGCGTTTCGCCTTCGGCCAAAACACCCAGAAGGCGAAGGGCTCCGTTAATCTGATCCCCGGCTGTCGTCATAGCTGGCTATTCCCTCATTCAGCGGCCTGCGACCGCGTCGCCGGGGTGCAAGTTCGTTTACCGGTTCTGACGCGTCAGAAGACGGGGCTTCGCCGGGAGTATAACGGCTCCAGCCATTTTCTTCATCATAAATCGCTTCGGCTTCCATAACGGCGACTTTGGTGCCGTGAACCGGATGGCGCATGTAGATCATAAAAATACCTGTGGAAAACGCCCCGCCGTTAAGCGGGGCGTTGGTTGATTAGGCGATGCGGTACAGCGTCCACGAAAGATCGCCCACTTTACGCGCAAGAAAGCGAGCTGAAGTAGCCGCAGACACGGCGGCAGCACCAACAATGGTCCAACCAGTGCCAACCACAACGGTTGCCGCATTAGTAGCGCCCGTGTTGATGATCACAACGTCAAAGCAGCTGTCATTCTTGGCGCTGGTGACCAGAGCCTCGGTAAGCGCCACCGTGGGGAGCGTCAGGTTAACCGCAGCGCCCGTATACGTGATGATACCAGAAGTAAGTTCCGCAGCGGTAAGCGTAGCCGCAGCGGTCTTAGCGACAGGGGTGCCCTGCGTCACCATGTTAACTTCAGTGATGTTGCCATCGCCAAGCTGGTAACCACCAGCGCCATTCGGAAGAGCCATGATATTCTCCTAAAGAGTTGATGAGGGAAATCTGGGGCCGCAGCCCCAGATAGAAGGGGTTAGCCCCACATACGCACGGCCATAGGCGCGCGGATTACGGCAAAACCGTACAGAACATCGATACGGCAGGGCATACGGTCATTGTTGATGTCGTACTGACGAACAATACGCATCGAAATGCCGTTATGAACCTGACGAGACGCCATATCCACACCCTGCGGCATGAGCAGATCGGCGGTGCCGAGCGTGATGGCGTTCTTGTTGTAGATCAGGTTCTGCGGGTAGGCAGTCGAAGCCGCACCAAGGAAGGTGACGGCAGCGTTGTCCGCCGGGAACGAGTCCACGGTCGCCAGCGCCTGAGAGGCGGTGTAGATCGGGGGCGAGATCGCCACGTCGGTCCAAGCGCCGCTGGAAGCGGTGGCGGTGGCGGTAGCAACAAACTGCTGCAAACTGCCGGTGGTCTGACGGGTCTGCGGGTTAACCGCATACACGCCAGCAATGGTGAACACGTCGCCAACCTTGATGGTCGCCGAGCCGGTGCCGCCATCGAGGCTGATGGTGGACGCGCCCTGCGTCGTGACAGCGCCGTTGACGAGGATCGTGTCCGAGGTGGAACGCGAACCGGTCGTGTGCTGCACGATGGACTGAGACATGTTGATTTCGTCATAGCCAAGAACCCCTTCGCCCATCATGCCGGTCTTGAACTGACGGCTGATCGTGCTGGTGGGGTTGAAGAAGCCCTTCATGCCTTCGACCAGACCGGCGTTGGCAGCGGGGTTCACAGTGGCGTAACGCTGGTCCATAGGGACAGCGTACTCGTTGAGCTTCTGCTGGGCCTGAAGCAGGACAAGCGAAGTGGCAGGGGTCGTGCCGGGGGTGCCAACCGAACTGTAGATGTTCTGGTAGGCATTCGCCACGTCCGCGTCCACGCTGGCAGCCAACTGGCTGACGCGGGGCTTCAGAACGCGCTCTGCAAAGTCGTCCAACTGCATGGTAAGTTCGGCAGAGGTGAAGTTCACGCCGATGTGCTTCTGGGTAGAAACAGTCAGGGTCGTGTACTGCTCATTGTCGTCCTGAACCTGAAGCGCAGCGCCGTTGGTGACGAGAGCGCGATCAGGAAGGCGGATACGCAGCGTGGAGCCAATCTTCGCGCCTTCGACGGCGAAGCTGTCATCGTACTGGCGGTTCACGTTACGCGAAAGCACCAGGTTGTTCTCGAGGATCTCCAGAGCCTTCCTGGTGATCATGTCGATTGTGAGAATGCTATTAGCCATTGGTCAGCCTTTCAGGCGTAGAGGGTTAACGGAATTTCGAAGCTTCCAGCTTCTTTACCTGTCGGGCTCGTTCAGCGGCAATCCACTCTGACGTGGTCATCGACTTGATGGACCGTGGGTCAGTGGTGTCGTATGTGGACGTTCCGCTGCTTCTGGCAGTGACAGGCGAAATAGGCGTGGGCGCACTCGAAGATTTCTTGACCGGCGGATTTGAGACCAAAGTAGCCTCAATTTTACCGATCTCCTTGGCCTGCAAGATAGGCGACAAACGAGAAATGCGGTCTGCTTCTTTGGGGTTGGACCCTAGATAGTACGCTACGTCAGGACCAACATCAGAGGTCTGGATCGTCTCAGCCATCACGGTCGTGATGCGGAGGTTGGGGTTGTACGCAACCTGTTCAAAGTCATCGTATTTGCCCCGCGCATCCTCTTCGCGGTCGTGGTAAGCTTCTACGTATTCAGACCGCTGCTTTTGAACTTCCCGTTCCCGTAGCATCTGTTCGGCGTATGCTTTCGCATAGGTTTCGACCGAATCGAATTGATCAGGTGGCGGTAATTCAGAAGGCGCAGTAGGAACAGTCCGTTGGGCCTGTTCCCGTTCCCATTTACGCTGCTCTCTTGCGAGGCGCTTGCCGACTATGGCGTCCAATTCTTCTTGTGTGA